CCCGCCTCCGCCCCCTCCCTCCCCCCCCACATCCCAGCCACAACTGCAGGTCCGCCGGAACGAGCCGGCAGCCGTATCACACTCAAGGGTACCTTTCCCATTCCCGATTACCTCGCAACCGCACCTGGGGCACACAGCGTACAGTTCCATAAGTTTGATTGAGTCCTTAATGTTCACCGACTTGTTCCTCCTTCATCCACGGCCACGCGGGCACCATGGAGGCGTAGTTCCTGTCCAGGATGCAATAGTTCCTATTTTCTTAATCCGGGGAGTGGCCATGCAATAGAAGCAGTACTGCTGCAGAACCTTTCTGCTTGATACCACGGTATCCCCATCTGTGGTGCACTTATAGAAGTCCGGGCATTGCTCACCATTTTTTCTGCACTCAGCCATCGGCGTTCCCCTTTCCAGATGATTCCTGCTGATACAGTTTGTCAGCGGTTTCCGCAAGCAGGACTGCAGCGTCATAATAAGAGATTTCCTTTGGGCCTCCCTGTTTTCCACGGAAGTCCCAGACATATATCGCTCCCTCCAGACGCCTATTGTTCACGATGGCCCTTGCTCCGGCTCTCATAGCCAGAACAGCATCTTGGGGTTCAACCTGCAGGTAATGGGCAGTCATGCTCAACATGAGATCCGCGTTAAAATTCCTCTGGAGTACCTCCACGAGCTCCTGTGGCTCCATCTCGACTCGTTCAAGCAGATCCTCAAAGGTCGCAATGCGGTCAAGAACCTTCTGGACCAACTCATAGTCGTCCGGATCAATGTGGAAGTCCCAACCTGGCGCCATGTATACTCCATGGTCACCCCGTATGGTCATTCTTTCCATGGTTTTTCCTTCTTTCGTAGTGGTTAGTGGATAATCAGCGCTGTCCCCTGGCTCGGAGCACAGCATATTTTTTCTGAGCCTGCTTCTTCCGGGCTGCTCTGCACTTTGGGCAAAAGTCCTGGCGCCGGCGATCGATAAATTCTACGCCACACCTTCTGCAGTACTGTGGCTGTATCCGCTGGAACTCGGAGCAGCTGTCACAGTCCGAGCATTTCATCAGGCAGCCGCGGACATTGTCCCAATGCTGGCAGTTGTCCTTTTGCCAATACTCACCCCATTCTTGGGAGTTTCGACAGGCAAGCAAGGCATTGCATAAGCGGAGTCCCAGCAGTTTTCGCTCCGAGGCCGCTTTCTTTTCACGGCGAGCAGCCCATGGATCCTGCCAGATGTACTTACCGGTACCCCAGACATCCAGGCGGGCCACTCTCCGCTCCACGGCATCTGGACTGCGCCCGAGTTCTGCCCCCATTTCTGCGTATGTTCTATCACCACGCCGAAACATGGTCACAAGCCTGGAATCTTCATCCGGAGTCCACTTCAGCGCCCGTCTGGCCGGCCGCGTCAGATCCGCCTTTCGTTTCTCCTTCAGCCATTCCGGTTCAGATCCAAGAGCGAACAGTTCCACCCTTCGACTGTCCCAGCGATCCGGGTTCTCTCTAAGCCATTCCAGCAGGTCATCCATGCGGATATAACGATATTTCCGCTTTCCCTGCGGTGCCTTCCAGGTGAAGCGAAGGCCGGCCGGGATCCACACGTCCGTCACAGTATGGATGTCCACCTGCAGAAGGACTGCCGCTTGGTTTGCAGTAATGTACTGGCTGCTATTCACATAGCGCCCCAATCCCAGCCTGCCCGATTTAACCTTTACCGCCAGAACAGACCGATTCAGCCGCTTTGCAATCTGCGGGATGGTGTATGTTCCCCAGAGCTCCTGCATGAGTTCGACTTCTTCCCGTGACCAATCCGGCCCTTTGAAACTCTCCCGGTGCTTCAGGCCAAGTCTCTGCCGGCGCACATTTACTGACGCCGCCGTGTGGCCAACCATCTCAGCGAGTTCGCTGTCACTCTGGGACTGCCAGTGGTCTATGAGATATTGATCCTGTTCTGCTGTCCAGCGATTTTGCCTCATGGCCCCTTTTCCTCCAACTCCTTTCATAGCCATGTGTTACATTGCCCCACAAGAACCTCGCTTCCTTTGCGCTACAATTTAGGGGCATTTTACACAGCGCATCTGGTTACATCGGTACACTCTTGTATCCATTGGTGATAAACTGTTCTCCTTCCACGAGAACGGTTTTTCCCCCTGGCACACCGGCTACATCGAAAAAATGTGAGTGTCCTATGTCACCTTCGGTTACATCATGTGACAATCTGGTTTGCGGCATGGGTATTACTCTCTTTGCCGCAAAAACCTTTCCATGTCGGCGTGTAAGGCTTGGCACAGCCGCTTTTCAGGCGGAGGCCATATATGTGAATTCCGAACGCTCCCACGTGGCTTTTCGCACGTATCTTTTCGGGAGTCATAGATCCTCCAGAGGAGGCAACTGAATGCCGTCCAACACCTGGCACAGCCGCAACCCGGCCTCGATGGAAGGAGCCTTTCTGAATGCACTCTTGGCGACCTCGGTCGCCTTGATTACCCTGACATGGTGGTCGCAGAGTTTCCTATCGAAATTCATTTGCCGCACCGCCCGCTCATACTGGTATTTCAGCCGCCCTTTCTCGGCCGCTGCCGCCTCCCGAGAGATAATTTTGCTGTAGTACGCCTGGTACACATTCCGCAGGGTCGTATATGCCATCTGGTCCGGAAAGGACAGCCCCTCCGGCATTTCTTCTCCCCGCATAGCCTCTCGCTCCCAGGGGAATGCAAGTTCGCCACTCATAGCGTTTCCCTCAAACCAATAGCCGGCATTGCCAGGTACCACTGGAGGGTGCTGATCGCTTCTTCATATCCATGACAAACTGACCAGGCATACCCATAGGACTGGAGTTTTTCTCCCCACCACTTCTGATCTTCAGATGGAGTCCCATCTTCCCGCTTCATTTCGATGTAGAGACCATGGTACCTTCCATGTGGCACTGGAAGACAGAGATCCGGCACACCGTTTTTGACACCCTGCTGTTTCAGGTGTTTGGCTTCCACCGGATCCCGGGTTCCTCCATTAGGGATGTGGTGCAGCAATGCCAGCTCCGGCCACTGCCGGCGGATTCCCGGTTGCTGTGTCCATTTGATCACAGCGGCCTGATGCTGGGCCTCACTCATTTTTCTTGCCATGTTCGACCACCTCCACAAAGTAGCTGTATGTCTTGTCCCCGGGTTTCTTTTCTTTCACCTGCCGGACGGTGTAGCCGTTTCTCGCCAAAATAACCACCATGGTATCCCGGTCCTCAGCCTTTGACACTAAGATTTTCATTGGCGACGCCTCTTCTTTCCTGGATCATTGAACAGCCGGTTAAGTATTTGGCTGGCGTCCCCCTTAGAGAGCCCTGTGACATCAAATCCCCTGCAGCGTGTTTTGATGATCTGCAGCTGCTTGGCTGTTGCTGGTGCCTTGCCCCACTTTTTGACTTGTGCAAGATCCCACAGATGCCGGCAGTCCAGGTGGTTTCTGATCAAAGCCCGGTACACCTCGTCAATGGCCTCCTGCATTCCAACCCGGCGTCCGTCTGGAAGATTGACCATACCCAAGGCGTCCGGGCAGGGAATCACAATACTCTTGGATTTTTCCAGTGAGCATACCAGGCAGCCATCCGGCATCTTGAAGAAGTTGATGTCGTGGGTGTTGTAACTCTGCTCCTTTGCCCATAGGTCTACCAGTCTGATGTTCTTGATCCAGCTCTCCGGGCAGTCGCCGGCGGACAAGATCTTCTCCGGCAGTTCAAAGAGATCTCCCTGGATCTCATCGGCTCTTCTGGGCGGGACATTCTCCATGTCCAGACCGAGCAGCGAGGGCGCCGTACAGAGATTTGACCTCCCAGTGATCCCAACACAATCCACCAAGATCAGTTTTTCCTTGCCCGGATAGAGACGCAGCCCGCGGCCCACCATCTGAGCATAGAGGCTTTCCGATTGGGTCGGGCGGGCGATGATGACCGTCTCCACCCTGGGAATATCCGTTCCCTCGGTGAACACCATGCAGTTGACGATGCATGGGATCTCACCGGCAGTGAAGGCCCGGATGATGGCAGCCCGGTCTTTTGTCTCCCCGGTAACCACCACGGCACCCGGGATCCTCCGGGCGATTTCCTCACACTGATGGACAGACACCGCGAAAATAAGCGTGGCGCCTACGGCCAGTTCCCGGTAGGCCTGAGCAATGGCGTCCGCAGTACCGTCCATCGCCTCCTCCAGTTCGCCGGGAGCGTAGTCCCCACGCCTGGTCTTGACAGCGGATAGGTCAAAGCCAATGTCTACCCGCCGGCAGGTAATGTCACACAGGTACCCATTCTGGATTCCCCAGCGCAGGTCTCGCTGGAAGATGATTTTCGAGAAGACATTGTCCAGGCGAACCTTGTCCCCTCTGTTTGGGGTAGCGGTGAAACCGATCAGTTTCTCCGGCCGGAAGTAGGTAAATATATCCCGGTAGGTTCTTGCCGCTGCGTGGTGGGCCTCGTCGCAGATGATCAACCCGAAATCCTCAGGCTCAAACCGATCCAGCCGGCGTACCATGGTCTGTACGCTGGCGGACACGACTTCTTCCCCGTGGCTGCGCTGGGTGGCGCGTTCGATACCATAGGAGCAGTCAAAGTACTTGCGCGGCTGCTCCACCAGTTCCTCTCGATGGGATAGGATAAGCATTCTCTCACCGTGGCGCGGGAGATTGGCAAAGGTCACCGTCTTGCCAAGCCCCGTGGCCATCTGAGATAGGTATGCTCCTGGCGGCTGCGCCTCGATGGTGCTGATGCATTCTTTCTGATATGGTCTTAACTCCATATACTTCCTCCAAAATTGTGGGACTGTGGGACAGCGTGGGACTTTTGTCCCACGGGCAAAACCATTGCGCCGCAAGGGTTTGCGGGTGGGTGTGGGACCGTGGGACAAACTTTTCAATTTTTACCACGGGTTTTGCGCATATACAAAAAGACCAATACACACATGCAAATCTCTATATAGCGTGTATTTTGTGTCCCACAGTCCCACGGTCGGGAAAAATTTCTCTGTAACCATTGTGCCGCAAGGGTTTCAAGGCGTGGGACACAAGTCCCACACTTATCCACATGTCCCACGGTCACAGGGGCAGTTCGTCGAGTTCTTCCTCCGTATCAACTGCGGGGAGAAGCAGGCAAAAGCACTCTGTCGGAATGCCATTGATCCGCTTCCCCTTTGTGTTGTTCCGCCCCCTGGTTTCAATCAAGTGTTCCTGCTTCAGGTAAGAAATCATAGCCGCGGTGGAGTATCCTGCGTCCTGAAGGATGCGCTCAAATACCGAGCGGATGATATAGGCCCGATTTCCGTCCAATGCTCCAAGGACTTCTATGGTGTCAGAGCGTCCAACCAGCTGATTGCTGTGCTGTGTGACCCAGTCGCATAGGTATTGATACCCGCGGTCACCGGCTGACACAGCGGCCCTGGAGGCCAGAAACTCTGAAATCTGCTCAATCGTCAGCGGACGCTCAGTCCCCTGGAAGATCCACCTGCAGGCCAATTCATCGGCCAGTATAATGGCCGCCGCTGCCATAGCCTGCTTCTCCGTTGTGTCCATGTCGTTCAACTGCTGGAAAAGTTGGCGATATCTCTCTGTGACCTGCTCCAGGACACCAGGTTGATACAGTTCCTCCACAAATATCCTGCCGGCAAAGCCATAGTTCCGCTTGATGATGCTGGAGATCCTCATACCGTCCCGGATCACCGCCTGGGCGCTCCGGCACTCAATGTCCAGCACACGGTTTACCGCGCCGGCGCCGGCGGCCTGCCCGGTCAGTGGGCTCTCCCCCGTGGTCAGGATGCAGTTCCTCCAGGTCGGTGTGAGATCCACTCCTCCCGACCGGTTACCACGGGTGCGCCCTACGCCCTGGGCCAGCTTGTAGACATCGAAGTTGGTGCGCCCCTTCAGATCCTTAGCCAATTGGAGCTCATCCAGGCAGAGCGGCAGGTTGTTCAGGAAGGCTGCCGTCTTCTCCAGGCCAACCGTTGTGCCGTCAAAGGTCTTCACATAGGATCCTATTGTGGGATCTCCCCACACGCTGGCAGCCACCATCAGAGCCACGGTCTTGCCGGTACCGGAGTCCACACCCCATAGGTGAACGAAGAAAGGCAGGCAGTTCAGCGGCTCCAGCAGAGGGGAGGCAAAGGAGGCTGCCAGCAGGATCCGCGCCGTGAGGGACATCCCACGGACTTCTTTGGCTGTCTCCAGCCATTTTTCCACGGAGCCGCGGGAGCGGATGGCTTCAAACATCCCCTTGAAGTTGGCGTCACCATCAAAAATCAGGCCCTCCACAAACGGTGAAAAGCCCTCGTCCGCGATATACCCGCAGCGGCCGATGGATTTGCGTTCCGGGATGATGTCATAGTTCAGATTCTCCAGATCGGATATGTAACTGACGAATGCGCGGGCTGTCTGGCTGGTGACGGCGATCCCGCTCCCGGCCAGTTCTGTCACTTTGTTGGAGTTGGCCAGGACTATCTTGCTCACGATGATTTTCCGCCAGATCGCTCCTTTCCGGAACGCCAGCTTCAACTTCTCCTCTCCTGTGTCGATGTTTACCAGCCTCTCAATCGGCATGATAGGATGGGGACAGGCCATTTCGTCATTGAATCCGTTCTTTTTGAAGATGCCGGTATCCTCAGCCTCCCAATCGCCGGCGTTGAGTTCCATGGGCTGCCCGGTAAAATTGGTGACATTGTCGATATATACAGTCCCACTCTGCACCTTCAGGCTCTCCACATACCGCTTATACATGGCCTTGAAACCACGGAACTTCATGCGTTCGGCGTAGGCGGACAGCTCCGCCATCTTAGTGGCGTGGACGAATGGCTCTTTATGAAATTTATATAAGGCCTCGTAGGGGGCCGGCGTCAGAAAATCCTCTTTTTCAAATGTCCATTCATCCACACGGTCATCCTCCTAAATGTTCATCCAGCCAGTATTCAAGATACGGCAGTCTTTTCAATGCTTCTGCATATAGCGGGTGAATATACCCCGCCTCTGCATCCTTCTGATCCGGGCAGAAATATTTTGTGACTTCCCACCAGTATCGGTGTTCTTCAGCCTTCTCACGGATCTCCCGCTCCAAGGCTTCCTGTTTTTCCGCCGCCCGGCGTCTGGCCTCCAGGAGAGCCGACCGTTCTGCATGAGACGGCCGCTCTCCCGTGAGGCCAAGTGAAAAATCTGTGTTGATCCGGACACAGGCCTGGCGGAAATCGATGTCGAACAGTTTCATAACGAAGTCGATCACCGAACCGCCGGCGCCGCATCCAAAGCAGTGCCATCCAGTCTTATTTCCGGAATAGACCTTCAGACTGGCGTGCCGGTCTCCCTGGTGGAAGGGGCACTTGATAAATCCGGAGCGGTCAGGGTGGAATCCATAAAACTCCACAACTTCTTGGGCAGTCAGTCGCTCCTTGATCTGGCTGGCCAGATCATACCCAGTCATCTGCGTTCAGATCCTTGTAATTTACGATGGAATCCAGGTGCTTGGTCGCCCGGCAGTACGCACAGTGCTCACAGCGCACAGGCTGGACACGCCCCTCCTTGATGGCCTGGTACCGGGGTGCAAGGTCCTCCACCTCATGGAGTTTCGCCGTCAAATCCTCATCCGCAATATACAGTGCGGCCAGATCCGGCGAGTCTTCCTTGGTTCCGACCGCCAGTACGAAGGGCAGCATATTCCCTTCGACTGCCTGGTAGATGGCCCCCTGGAGGTCATATCCCCACGCCTCTACAAACGGCAGCCGGCAGTGCTCCTCTTCAGACCATACGGTGGCCATATCCTTCATGGCTTTCTGATCCACGATGGCGCCGTCGCAAAAACCGAGGGCTGCTTGGGTTTTGGGAAACTTCTCCACAATCCTCCTGCAGGCGCCGCCATCCAGCAGGCTGTCGATTTTGACCTTGAATGGAACGCCGGCAATCAGACCCGTCCGGACCACCTGTTTCTGCCCGGACATCAGCATGGAGTAGAGTTCATCGGACTCCATCCGGGCAATGACCTCCTGGGCTTTGAGGTATTCAGCCTTCAGGGTTCCATCCCGCTTGAACAGTTCCGGGTGCTGGGCCTGGTAGACCGGCAGTTCTCCGGAGAACCAGGCATCGATGTAACCGCCCACCAGCAGGGCCTGGGTGGCGGGCTGTACCCACTCACCCTGCAGCTCCGCCAGGGCCGCCGCCTCGCATTTGGAAAAGGCCTTGAACTGGGTGGAGCCCATATAGGCCATGTTGATTTCCGGATCGTAATAGTTCTCTCTGGTAACCACAGGAAGGCCCATTACAGCACCTCCTCGCCCTCGGTCTCCATGTTAGGAGCACCGGCCTCATAATCAGGGGGCTGGATATCACTCTCCTGCGGACTGTCCACGGACTGCTGCGCTTCCGCAGCGCCTTCCTGTTCCCGCTGCATTTCCGCAGCGACCGCCGCCTCCTTCCGTTTCTGGGCGCAGGCAGCACAGAGGGCAACGCCGTAGTGCTTCGCTGTGTAGGCCGCCAGCCACCTGGCATCCTTGCCCATGGCTGGGGCGATTTCCTTCTCACAGTCCGTACAGACAGGGGGCAGCTCCTGCTTCTGAACACGAGGCTTATACGGCCGGATGCGGATTCCGTCCGTCAGGCCGCCATCCTGCGGATCCCGAACATTGTGATCCACATAGAGTTGGATTTGCTTTCCCATCAATGTGGATGCCTTGGCGTCACCAAACAGTTTCCGCAGCGTCTTCCGGTTGGTGGAGTTGACAATCAGGGGCCGTACCTGCATGATGCCGGGCACCCGCTCTTCGGCGAAGGAGAGTACATCCTTGTTCTCCTTGCCCCGCTGGAGGGTCACGGTACCGTTCCACAGGCCGGCGATGGTAAGCACCGGCTCCACACCATCATCGATGTCTTCGGCGCCCAAGTACTCGGACTCCCGCATCTGGCCCAGACGCTCATCGCCCTTCAGTTGGCGAAGTTTATCTTTGGTCATCATGTAAATTCATCCTCCTCATCCTCATCGGTCAGACACCCGATCCCGGCAGCCACCAGAGCCAAGATGATATTGCATTCCTCATAGCAGATATTGGTGTCTGCCTTGACCATGATGTTCATAATTTTGCTGGCTGCATCCATCAGTTTGGCCATGCGGAATGGCGTGACATAGATGTTGCCGCTCTTTTCAATGCGGCTACGCTCTGCTGTCATTCTCTCTGCAGGCGTCACAGTTCGGTCACCTCCAGTTCGTCGGAATCCGTGACTCTGGTTGCGATCAACTGCAGGCCTTTGTCTTTGCACTTGGCATACAGCCGCTCCCGGCTGCCCTGATCCAGCCGCTCGGCGCCATCCACCAGGATGATACCCAACTGACCGGGCTTGCTGACGGTAATGTCCACGCACAACTCCAGCAGTTCACCGTCTGACAGGTTGGAAATGGGCAGGCCATGGATAAGAGGAATGCCGTTTTCTACCGTCAGGCCATCCACGGGAATGGTGGCAGTCTCCAGGATCCGCGCCGGCAGCTCCCTGGCCAGTTCGATCTTCTCTGTCAGTTCGGTGGAACGGGCGGAGAGATCTTCCAACTCTTTCTGCATGGCAACCATACGCTGGTATTCATTCAGGTGCTTGCGCATCTGCTCGGCGGTGTCCACCTCGGCCGCCAGTGCCGAGGTGTCTACGGGCTGCCGATCGGCATAGTCGTTAGCCACACCCATATCCTTCTCCAGTTTGGCCACAGCAGTCTCATAGTTGGCCTGGGCCACTGCCTCCCGTTCCTGCCGGCGCTGCTCCAGGCCGGCCACCTTGTCCTCTGCTGCCTGGATCTCTGCCCGCAGCCGCTCAATGGTCCCAATGAGGTCTGTTCTCTGGTTGGAGATCTCCCGGGCAATGGCAGCCAGTTCCACATCCCGCTGTGCCTCCAGACCCCGGAGCTTTGCCTCATAGCCGGACCGGAAGGCCTTGGCCCGTTCAATGACACTGTTCTGCTCCCGCAGGTGCTCCAACTCCCGGTACTTTTCCCCCATGGGGTAACTGTTCCACTTGTCATAGTCGTAGCCGGCAGGGATGTCCTTGGCGATGTCGGCGATAAATGCCTGCTTATTCCGGATGTCCCGGTTCAGGTTCTGACGAGACTGGAAGTACACTCCGTTTTCGGCCTGGATATCTGCCAGAACCTCCAGAATGTGCTTGGAGTAGTCAACGCCCTGGGGAATTTCCCCAAACTGCTCCCGGATCCAGTTCATATCCCAGGAGAATTCAATGAGATTGAGGATGACCCGGTTCTTCTCCTGCCGGCTCAGTTGAGTGAACTGCACTGGGTTCAACTGCAGCGGGGTAAAGATCCCAGACAGGAACTCTGCCGGGCGGGTCTGGAGCATCGTGCCGTCCTTCACCTTGATGGTGTCTGCCCGGGTAGCCCTGGTCTTGCGGTCAATGGTAAGGCCGGTGTCGGTCTCGATGATGATCTCACCCTCATCGGCGCCCCGGTGGATGATATAGTCCCGGTCAGAGCGGTTGGTGAGGGCGTATCGGATGGCGTCCAGCACCGAGGTCTTACCGCTACCCTTAGGCCCGGTAATCTCCACCGAGCGGCCGTCGAGGGTGGTTTCCTTGATGCCGAACAGGTTCCTAATGGTGATTTTCGTCGTTTTCATTGACAAAACTCGCTTTCTCCCCTATGATGGGGGTGCAATTGATTGGTTATCGGCCAATCGTGCCCAGGCGGGGCTCCTACACCCGCCTGGGCTTTTTTATTTACAGAGCAATGATGACAGAGCCCTCACTGACCTCCTGCGGCAGCTGCTCCTCCAGGAACTTCTTGATAGTCTCCCGGGCAGACAGTTTCCACATTCCGCCATCGGCTTCGATGAAGGAGATGCCGCGGTCGCTGACCCGGATCAGGAAGATGCTCTCCGGCTGCTCCACCTCCTGGAAGGTGCGATAGGGCCGGAGTTTCACGATGGGCCGGATCTGCTCATTGGTCTGCAGGGCGACGCCCTTCTGTGTGGTGATGGTGGTGGCGATGCCATTGTCGTTGTAAATGACCTTGGCGCCCAGGGAGATGTCACTGACCAGTTTCATGGTGTAAAGGGTATCCTGGGTCTCCTGGAAGCGTGTCCGCAGGGCGATCTGCGCTTCCTCAAAGCCCAGGGTATTTTTCTCTCCCCAGCCGGGCACATCGGTGGCGTGGGCCTCGTAGTAGACCTGTCGGAAATAACGCTCGTCCGCGCTGGGCTGACCGAAACAGCGGACGGTCATGTGGTCGGGGATTGTGATGTAAAGCGGGGTATCCATTTCAGAGGCCTCGGTCTTGACCAACTTCACCAAGGCGTCCAGGCTGTTCAGAGAAAGGGTATCAGGGTGGAAAATGGTCGGAAGCATTTCCTGATATTCACCTTCCGCGTTGATCACAAAGGTGGCGCCTTCAACCTCGTGGATGAGCGGCTGGGTGGTCTTCTGGATGTGTGCAATAAATTCTTTCAGCATGTGGATTCTCCTTATCCTGCGGTTTTAATGAGTTTGAGCAGCGGCGGGGCTTCCTGATCCGGACTGTCCATAGCCATCTGGCCAGGAATCTGCGGTACCATCTCAACGATGGTTTCCTCATCAGCCACATAGAGCGAGGTGGTTACGGGGTTGGTGGCCGCCAGCGTAGACTTGGCCACGCAGCTGACCGCGATGTTCTGCCGGGTGTCATCCGGCTTCAACTTCAGAGTGATGGTGAGGGTGCGCTGGGCGGTGGCGGCCGTGTTGGGATCCAGGATGTTGTCCAGCAGGCGGGACATCTCATAGTCGGCCCGCTCCTGGATTGCACCACGGGCCATCTGAAGGATCGACTTCTGGGTGCGCTCATTCACGGAGCATTCCTCCTTTCCTGATTAAGTAGGGCTCCTGCCCTCTGCCGGACGCCCGCCGCAAATCGCTGTCAAAAATCGGCGGGGCCGGCTCAAAGAGAGAGTGTCGAGCGCCCGGGAAGACGCCCGGCAGGGGACAGGATATATGTGAGATGTATATAAACGTGGCGGCGATCTCCCACGGAGCCGATGGGTACCCACGACGCCCCTGAGGGCGTTTCGGCCAGTTCCCAGCTGGCCATCATCAGGTGGGATGTAGATATTCAACTCACTTTTTCTCGATACAAGTCCACTTCCTGGACACCAAATGCTACTGCAGCCTCATGGCTTTCAAAGAAGATGTCAATCGCATTTCCTTTAACGGCGCCTCCGGTATCCTCCACGACGTAGGTGTGGCCGTTGAGGATCACTTCGCTCCCTTCAGGCAGGACATCCCAGTCAGCGGCGATGGTGCGGCCCTCCTGCGGGATCGTGCCGGAGTTTGTCCGCTGCACATAATCCTCGCCCCGATCTGGATGTTCCTCAGACCATATCCCGCAACACTTCACACAGGGGCAGTAAGCAGTGGCCCTGAAGGTTCCAATCAGTTCCAGCCCATCGAGGCTTGAATAGTCTTCTGCAGGATTCTCTGTGGTCTCCAGGGGCGTTTCAGGTGTCAGGGTATCCGTAGACACCTCCGAACCTGTGCGCGGCTCCTGCGTAGCCTGTGCTCTTCCAGCGGCATATCCGATGGTGGCGCCGATGGCCAGCAGAACCAGGATAAAGGCAACAAAGCGGATGTTGGCTGACCGGCGTTGGAGCCGGCGGCGTTCTTCTCTCGTCAGCCGTTTCATGGCTTCACCCTCCTTATCTGTCCAAAGCAAGGGAACGGCTCGGTGG